CATTGACAGAAACTTTTGAGCATGGGCAAAAGTTCCCAAGCCTCTTTGGGCAATTTTCATCACCGCTGCAGAAGTTATCGCAAAATTTGTCAAAGAGACTTTGACACAATAGGAATTTGTCAAAGTCACTTTGACAGAAAGGTGGTTAATTTTGGAAATGGTGAGAATTCGTGTGCCAAAGAGCCTTTATCGCATCAGACAGGAACTCGCGAACGAAGGCATTGAAGTTTCGCCAGATTGGCTTTACCACATCGCAAGGCGGAACCGTCTTCGTTTGCGTGTCGTCCATGAAACTTACGAATACCGCCGGGAGGTCTATGGGGTAGATGAAGACGATGCTGAAATTCTTAAGCGACTTGTTCGGCAAGCGGTTCAGCGTTCTAAGCGTCGTAGACCCAGCGCTGCGGAAGGCACTTAAACGGAAAGGGACGAGGGGCGAGGGACGAGGGACGAGGGATGAAGAAAAGGTGACGGAATTTATTGCGTCGTTGAAACTCCCTGATGGGAAAGATTTTCGCTGGGATGGGCATGAAGATTTGAAAGCGATTGCTGAAGACAATGCTCAAGTTGTCATCGTTGAGAAGGCAGCGCAAAAGGGAGTAACTGAGTTGATGTTGCGAATCCAATTTTGGCTTTGCAAGCAAGGCTTTTCTTCAGCATACTTCCTTTCATCGCTGCGTTTTCTCCGAATGCAAGTCCAACGACGAGTTGAACCGTTAATCCGAGCCAATCCCATATTGCAGAAAGCCCTTGTTGAAGGCGCTGAAAGGGAACTGCTTGGTGAGGAAGAAGAGGTTGAAGGATTGCCGAGAAAATATCGGTTGCGAGACAACCTATACTTGAAACGACTATGGGAAGGTTGGCTTCTTTACATGCCAGTTCAGTCAGAAGCGGATGTTCGGATGTTCCCACTTGACGCAATCTTCGTTGACGAAGTTGAAACTCTCAATCCATCCTTAACAGATGCATTGCAGGAACGGCTCTATCATTCACCACTCAAGTGGGAGCGATGGTTTAGCCAGCCAACGGTCACGGGTTACGGCATTGACGAACGATTTGCGATGACGGATCAGCGTTATTGGCATCTCAAGTGCCCTAAATGCAAACGATGGTTTGCGATGGAAGAACACTTTCCGAAAGTTTTGATGGCGACGATTGAAGACAAGCCTGTCTTGTGGGGAGGCGATTGGGACGCAACCCAATGGGATCGTCGCTGGCAGTTTTCCTATTGCTGTCCTTTCTGCCGAACCCTAATCCCTAACCCCTCATCCCTTGAAAAACAGTGGGTTGCTAAATATCCCGACCGAGACGCTCACGGCTATCACTTGACACAACTTTACTCGGCGACGATGACGGCAACGGATATTGCTCGCTTGTGGCATCAAGCCCAGTTTTCGTTGCGACGAAAGGAACGGTTTTTCAACTCCGTCTTAGGTTTGCCCTACTCTGGTGGTGAGCGACAGCCGATTTCGCCAGAAAAAGTCATTTACGGCAGCCACGATTTGGGTATCTTGTCAGAGATGAACCGCCGTTTCGCTGGATTGGATGTCGGAGACAAGTTGCATCTCGTTGTGCTTGAACAACTCCCCGATGGAGTTCTGGCGCTTGTTTGGGCGGAAGAAATCAGCGGGATAGACAAATGGGAGCGAGTCGCTCAAAAAGTTCGGTCGCTGAAAGTTTCCGCCATTGCCGTCAACGCTATGCCCTACAAAGACAGCGCAAAGAAATTGCTTCGCCAACTCGCCCCTGAAATTCGTGGCGTTCTCGTCTACGATACTGGCGGTCAAAAGATGTCAATAGGCGAGGAAGACAAAGAGACTGGACAACCCATTAAGACAATTTCAATCCCACGAGTTGAACTTATGGACGGGACTGTTGATGCGGTGCTTTCAGGTCGGATAATCTTCCCGCGCAAGAACATTCCCGTCACAGAGCAAGTTGTCAAGCATTTGCAGAACTACATCATTGAGATTGATGAGAACGGTAAGCGGGACTATGCGAAAGGTCGTGAAGATCACTTCGGCAGGGCAATTGACTACGCCCGCATAGTCGTTGAAACTGCAAGGGCGCTGAGGGCAATGCCAGCAGAGCCGATTAGAGCCGACTGGTTCGCTGGGACGCCTTATGTGCCTTCACTGGGGGGTGTTTCGTGGTGAAGCCGATTGGGTTTGTTGAAGCCCTTCAATTTGCCGACTGGATCAAAATCCTGCCGAAAGGGACTTTCAAGCGAGATGGTCGGACAATCAAACTTGACGACAATTTTTTGCTTGCCATCAAGCGAAACTTTGATACTGGCGTTTTAGGTCGTGATGTCCCCGTCAACTTTGAGCATCAATACACCCCTTTGGGCGCTGCAGGTTGGGTTAGAGCATTAGAAGTTCGCGAAGATGGGCTTTATGCGCTGATTGAATGGACAGACATCGGTAAGGAAGCAGTTGAGAAGCAGCGTTTTAAGTATGTCAGCGTTGAGTTAGGCGGAGCCGTTGACCCGAAGACGGGGAAAGTTTTGGGAGAAGATGTCTTGACAGGAATTGCCTTGACAAACAGACCGTTCTTCAAGGGCTTGACAGCACTTGCTGCAGCCGACCCTGATTGGACTGCAAACGATGACCCACTGCAAATTCCCATCCACGATGACCGAGGCTACGAATGGGATGCTGACGAAAGTGAACGGAGATGGAGAAGGTGGGTTTCAGAGAAAGACCCAAGCGAATGGGGAAGTGACGAGTGGCGGAAATATCGCAGAAGGTTCCTCGCTTACGATAGAGCAAACCCAGACCTTTTTGGCTCCTACAAACTACCCGTCGTCGATATTGTCAATGGTCAACCGCGAGTGATCTTTAGAGCCGTCACCGCAGTTCTGGCAGTTTTAGCAGGTGCTCGCGGTGGCGTTGATTTGCCGAGCGATGTGAAAGAGCGCGTTCGGTCAATAGCCGAGCGTTTGAGAAACAAATTTGAAGGAGGTGAGAGCATGAGCGAGGAAAAGCAAATCGCTCATGAGCAGCAAGTGACTTTAGATCCTGCGAAAGTCGCTGCCCTTGAACAACAGGTGCAACGGCTAAAGGCAGAACAACGCAAGCGTCAATTTGCCGACGAGTTGGCAGCGTTGCGTTTCAGCGAGGGCAAAGTCGCTCTCGCTCCATCAAGTCGCAACAAGTTCGTTGAAGTTCTCACGGAGTTGAACGACGAATTGGCGGACAAGTTGATGGACGCCATCAAGTCCATCCAATTTGTCCCGCTCGGCCAACTCGGCTTTTCCGCAACCGAACCCGACGAGAAAACCGAGACTTTACAAACTTACGCTGAGAAAATTGCCCGTGAACGAAACTTGAACTTCATTGATGCGATTCGCATCGCTGCATCAGAGCGACCTGAACTCGTCTTCAGCGAATACAAAGTCAAAAAGTGAGGTGATGAACGATGGCGACCTACAGGGAAGCATTAGTCATCTCTTTCGTTGCTGGGGCTGATTTGAGAAATTACCCATTCGCCCCCGTAAGACTTGACACGAACGGAAGGGTCGTTTTGGCAGGTGCAAACGAACGAGCCATCGGCATCCTGCAAAACAAGCCCAACACTGGCGAGGCTGCGTCCGTCATGCTTTATGGCATCAGCAAAGCAATCGCGAGCGGCGCCATTCCTGTTGGAAGTCCCGTTGTTGCTGCTGCAAACGGTCGTGTAGCAGCGGCAGGGACTTTCCACAATCATGGCGGCGAATCAAGTAACCCACCGACAGGACAACAACGAGTAATCGGATTCGCTCTGACGGGTGCAACTGCTGCTGGACAGGTCATTGAAGTGTTACTTGCACCCTTTGAGTTCTGATGGGGGGAAAGGAGATGACTGACCAACAAGTCCGTGAACGAATCTTGGCTATCCTTTACGAGGCATGGTTAAAGAGCGGCAAGCACCATCGCATCTCCTTAGATGAACTTTTTGCTGCCTTCCATGCCCAAAGCCAAGACGAACAAATCCAAGTCTTAAGGAACCTGCAACTTTTGACTGACTTGGGTTATGTTCGGATGCCAACTTTGCGAAGCGCCCAATTGACTGCATGGGGCGTTTTGGAATGCGAAAGGTCACGATTGCTTCCTGAACCTTTGCACCAAGAAACCAAGGAGGTGAATGAATAATGCCGCAAGTGACTGATGTCAAGGATGTGATTCTCGTTGACCCAGTATTGACACAAGTTGCGATTGGCTATCGCGTTCAAGGTGCCGTTGCCGAAAACCTTCTGCCGACCTTGCCTGTCTCGTCCGTCTCAGGACAAATTGCCAAGTTCGGCAAAGACGCCTTTCGGCGTGAATCAGCGAAGCGAGGACGAGGTAGTCAATCCAAACGGGTTCACTGGTCAGTTGAATCTGTCAAGTTCTTCTGCGAAGAATACTCCCTTGAAGTTGCCGTTGACGACCGCGATGTGGCAGCGAGCCAGAACCCCATTGACCCCTTCGTTGCCGCAACGACCCAACTCGTTGACATGTTGACCCTTGATGCTGAAGTTCGTGCAAGAGATGTAGTTGTGAACGCTTTGACTTCAGCAAACTACAGAACTGTCCCGACGAACAAATGGGATGAATCCAACTCAACGCCCATCAATGACATGAAGAACGCCATCCTTGCCGTTGCAAGGCGCATCGGTGTTCGCCCAACGACTGTCGTCATTTCCCGACCTGTCTGGGAAGTTTTGATTGAACACTCCCAAGTTGCCGAGCGACTGAAGTTCACCAACGCCACATTCTCAACTGACATTCTCGCCCGTTGGCTGGAAGTTCGGGAAGTTGTCATCGCGGACATGGTGATGGACACCGCCTTAGAGGGCGAGACGCCGAACCTGCAGTATGTCTGGGGCGATAGGGTTGTCATCGCTTATGTCCCACAACGACCTGCCATCAACCAACCCGCTTTCGGCTACCGACC